AATGAGCGAGCTTCGCTTATCTGCACCTCATCTGCAAAATTGTTATTGATATTCTCAAAAACAATTCCATCGGACCCAGCAAAGAATGCCAGGATGTACTTTATGAATTTCTGTTCATTGTCATTTAGGGTCTTCCAATCGTCCATGTCCTTTGAGAGATCTACCTCTTCCGCAGTCCAATTGCTCATTTGAGCCTTCTTGTAAAGTTCCCACAGGTGTGAGTATTTCAGGGGAAATACAGTAAACCTGTTTAGTGTGGGTGCCAAAAGAGGCTCATACTCTTCCTCAACCCAGTCTTGAAATTCAAAATAGTTTCCGATGTGACGTCCATCACTAAATATTTGAGGGTAAGAATCAAGCCGTCCACCACACAGTTTTTTAAGCTCTTCCTTTTCAATCATGACCTTCTCATAATCGAGTCCTTCCGACTCACACAACTTAACCGCGTGGTCACAGTATTGACATCCTTCCTTCGAATAAATAGTGATTTTCATCTGTAGTATTATCGTTGATAATTTTTTGTTCCAAAATTTTAAGCATGATTGTTGCATCCGAGATACACCAAAATGACATAGTAAAAATACTCGTAAACGAAGACGGAATCGAAGACGAAATGTACGGAGTGGTTGGTATGAACACTGGCCTGGTTCTCGGAATTCGATATTTAAACGCCACAGAACTTGTATATAAATCCGCGTGTGTCTATCAATTGGAAGATGAAGACCAAGAAATGAGCCCCGCACCATACGAAAGTATCACGGAACATTACCCAACTGGTACCAGTTTTCAAGACTTGGAGTTTAAGTCACTTGGAGATAACATGTACGCACATTACTCCGAAATTGATATTGAGGACTCAGATTCGGAAATATATGACGAAGACGAGACTGATTCGGAAATGGAAGACTTTATCGTTCCGGATAATGAAATTGATGGACGCGTCGTTCCACCCGAAAATCACGACGAAATCGATAAAGAATGGGATAAATGGAAACCGTCAACTCCAGGAGCTCGAAGTTTTAAAGATACGGTCGATATGATTGAAATGCACGCAAAACGACACGCGGATAATCTTAATTTTTAGAAACCTAAGTTCCGTGGGAAAATATGATTTTTTAAAAAGTTGACAGAGAGAATAACATGCTAGCTGCTATATGGTCCGATGTGGACAAACTTCTTAAAGATCAAACAGAACAAAAGCTAGTGGATATCAATATATGTAGAGAATGTGAAGGTGTCAAAGTGATCGGATCGGAGGGATTTCCGGTGTGCTCGTCGTGTGGTCTCGTCGATGGAACATTTATCGACGAATCCCCAGAATGGACGAGTGGCATTTCTGATGATGGTACGGTCAATGATCCATCTAGGTGTGGAAATCCAAATGCGAATCCGGAACTATTTTCACAAAATTGGGGAAAAGGCACAGTCATCTCTACGTATAGAGCATCAACGTATGAGAACAAACGCATGGCAAAGATTAATTTCCATATGTCGATGAATCACCGCGACAGATCGCTATTCCATGCATACAAAGACATCGACGAAGCGTGTCATACGCTCCCCGATTGTATTCTCAAAGATGCCAAGATTATGTACAAAAAATTTAACACTGAAAAGCTTACTCGTGGTGCGGTGCGTCTCGGTATCAAGGCGAATTGTGTCTTGTATGCGTGTCGTCTCGCACAGTATCCAAGAACGACAAAAGAAATTGCGGATATGTTTGGTATTCAATCAAAGGATATCAGTCGAACGACGCAAATGTTCAAGGATACACTCATGGGTAAGACTGAAAAAAATTACGTGACTAAACCACTCGACATCATGCCTCGACTTCTCGGTCCGTTCAATGTATCAAGAGAGGAACGATTACAATGTAACAAAGTATGCACCGCACTCGAAGACTGTGTTGAGCTCATGAGCAAGACACCCAATAGCATCGCATCCGCAATCATTCTCATAGTACTTAGCGATAGATGTTCCAAAACTGAAATCTGTGAAAAGTGTTCAGTTTCGGTACCGACAATCAATAAGATTGAAAGTATCATAAAAAAACACTTAGAGGTTAAAGCTCAAAAATAGACAGAATGACGAAGAAAGTCTTTTTGAGTACGCCATGCTATGGAGGGTTGTGTTTAGAAAAGTATATGATAGGTATAATAAAATTGCAACTTCATTTGATTAAACATGGTATCCAACTGTATATAGATACGACCGAAAATGAATCACTTGTGCACCGTGCTCGAAACGTCGCAGTCGGTCGCTTCATGCAAAAGACGGATGCCGACTACTTCATGTTTATAGACGCCGATGTAGACTTTGACCCCGATAGTGTTTTGCGACTCATCAACTCCGGACATGACATTTCCGTGGCGTGTTATCCTAAGAAATGTGTCATGTGGGATCAAGCGGCGAGTGCGGTAAAGGGAGGTGATGATCGTAACATGGCCATGCTCTCGTCAAGTCTCGTATTGAACTTCGGAGCTGCACGTCGCCCCGTTGAAAATGGATTTATTGAAATCCTGGATGGACCAACGGGATTCATGCTCATTAAGCGTGAGGTGTTTACGAAGCTTGAAGAAAAGTTTCCGGAACTGTGGTGTAAGAACGATCACCAAAATAGGGACTTTGATGACTATCACGCGTGTTTTGACTGCATGATTGATCCAGAAACCAAACGGTACTTATCAGAAGACTATGCCTTTTGTCGACGCTGGCAACAGTGTGGTGGAAAGATCTATGCAGATATCAACACAACGTTAGGACACGTGGGAAATTTACCTTTTAGTGGATGTCTTAACGAAAGGCTTAAGGCTTAGATACTTTGTAAATAGAGTATGAAAATAACGACCATTCTCACAACTCGATCAAAATCGTGTCACGTAAAGACACTTCACACTATTCTTCGTTTAAATTTGAAGTGTTTGGAGCGTGGTGTGAATAACGAGATTGTGTTCGTGAATGATGACCCATACGAGAAATCAGATGTCATCACAGATGCATTAAAAAAGAATCCGGATAAGATTCTATTTGTTGACTTTGGTGTAGGTATGGACGATGATTCTATCCTTCAGGTGTTTGAGAAGCATGAAGGTATTGGATGCCTCGTATTCCCAGGCGTCAAGGAAGGTATTGATTGGGGACTTTTCAAAGCAAAGGTTCGTGATGATGAATGTCTCGAACCTAACAGTCAAATGGGTCTTCATTTTGATACCGAAGTTGGACGAAAAGTCTCCGAAAATATACACGTCGTTGAATCCACATCTGCGCGAGTGTGGATTATGAATTGTAAAAATGCATCCAAATTTATCAAGGATAAAAAGAATGGAAGTATTAAGATTCTTCCACGAGCCGAGAACATGTTTGCAAAGTTCAAGGAAAATGGCATGAAGATTCATGCATTTACGGCGGCTAAGTTAACCATGACATACTCACATGAGTGCGTTAGCAACATCCTCAACGCTGCGGGTGTCTCAACAAATTAAAGCTTAAAATCCATATATCAACATGTCTATACCGTCGTCCGAACCACTGTATAAATATGTCGTGGATTTCATACATAAAGTATGGGGTACAAAAGAATATTTTCCGGGGCCGCAACCGATATCTATCGAACGCAAACACTTTTCCATTCTTCAAAACAATGAATATGTCGTATGTGAGAAAACAGATGGTACACGGTACATGATGGTTGCGTTGACGTATGAAGGTGTTCGAAAGTGTATATTTGTGAATCGATCATTTGAGATGTTTGAGGTATCAATCAGTTTACGACGACCCGCATATGAAGGGACGATTCTTGACGGAGAACTCTATGAAGACACGCTCATGGTATATGACGCTTTGATTATTAACGGTAAACCTGTTGGTCACATGAATTTCAAACAACGTCTCGATGAAATTGGAAAACTATTGAAGACAATCATTTATGTTAAAACTGATAAATATAGACTCAAACTCAAAACATTTTACCCATTGATTAAATTCAAAAAGTTTATGGATGAATATCTCCCTACAGTGACTCAAAATGTTGATGGGCTCGTATTCACACCGGTGAATGAACCGGTGAGAATAGGAACACACGAAACAATGTTCAAATGGAAACCAAGAAACAAGAATACGGTTGATTTTTACATGAAAAAAGATAAAAGCTTTGTTGGAATTGGACAAGAAGGTCCACCCGTGTGGAAACTCTATGTTCAAGAAAAAGGAAAGCTGTTTTTCGAGAGTGAATTTCCAGTATCAAAGATGAATGAACCGTGGTTTGAAGATGGTGCGATCGTTGAGTGTATGTATGTGACGTGGGAGGATGGACCTTTATGGTGGAAACCTCTCAAGAGACGAAGGGATAAAACCTACCCAAATAATAGACGAACGTTCTATCGGACACTCGTCAATATTAACGAGGATATCGAGATGAAGGAGTTTTTAGATTGTATACCAAAACATAATGCCCTGTACGGCTAGGAAGCGGACGCTCCGTGACAAATTCGTCATTTTTGTAATACCATTTGCCTTTGTGTTTCGTAAACGCGATATAATGCCCACCACTTTGTACACCCACGTGAATACCCGATGCAACGAGTGAATATTCAAATTGATTGATGGTTAATTTTTCAGCGACATCCACGTGACTCTTCTTGTCAAATGAAACGATGAGTACTTTTGGAAGTTCCGAAAAAACGCACCGCGTTGTCGCGATGTGGTGTACTTTTTTATTTTCATCGATGAAGTCTGTGAGGGAATTCCACTTCATGGAATCACGAAGCATTTCTTCTAAAGATGCCTGTCGAGAACATAAGATGTGTATGCTAAAGTCCTCGACTCGTTCTGACTTTCCATTAGGCCATATAGTTTGTTGGGTCTTTTTACCGTAAAACCATTGCTTAATAGTTGGAACAGATTGTTCTAAAATGTCAATAATACACAATATTGTTTCTTGAATATCATGTTGTTCATCCTCGTCATCGAATCGTGGAAACTTTTCCTGGAAAAGATTGCGAAGCAGTGTCACGTCGATGACTCGTTTATCGCTCACACGCCAAAATATACGAGTCATATGTGCATACACTTTTGTAAATTGACACGGTCCATCATATCCATGATCTATGAAATAGTTTGAAAGACACGGAATATGAAGAAGGCATTGTAGACTTGTGTTAAAATAACACGTGTTTCCGGAATTTCTAAATCCTTTCATTAAAATTTGTGAATAAAAAAGGCTTAAGAGGAAAACGCAAATGGTAAATGTAAGAAATCATGAACGTTGAATCTATTCTCAAAAAGGTTGAAGCTGCGTTCGATACGAACAAGAATGACCCATTGATCGAAGTCGAGATGCGACTTGGAAAGTTTAATGGGTCCATGTTCGATACGAATGTTGGTAAAGATGTTTTCGATCGAATCTTGAGTGGCCTCGAGCAATATGATGGATGGGAAGATGTCAAGACAACCTCGTCTGAAGTCTTTTACAGAGATCGAGACAGTGTTCGTATGAATGTCGACGACGAAACTGGTGACCAAACTATCGTACAAAAGCGATCCATGTTTAAGGAAGATATCAAGAAAGTGAAGAATGCACCGTTTGATGTTCGGTTTAGTATCTGTCGAGAAGTGCCAATGCCCGAAGACGGTGACTACACGGACATGGATCGCAAACGATTCAAAGAACGTAAATCATTTGTCCGTAAAAACCTGAGCATTGATATGACAAAGTCTACAGGTGACACCGTGGATATGGACGCCGAAGACCCGACTTCATATCAAGTTGAATTTGAAATCATAACCCCCAGTCGCGTGGAGACGTCGGAACAACTGTTTAACATTGTCCACAAGATTAATGACGTATTTAAATTGTTGTCTTCTAGTAAATGATGAAACTAGTCTTTTTACTCTTGGTCGCCGGTGCTCTCATGTATGACAGGGCCGTGAACACCGATGAAGTCGGTGGTTCCAAACACTTTTACATGAGCGAAGGTATGTCCAAGGGTATGTATAAGCGTATGGAAGATTCCGGTGTGACGTCGGAGTCTTTAAAGGCATTTGTCCATATGGAAGACAGGATGCTCGAACTCGAACGTTTAGCTGTATGTAGTGGTATACCTAGACACCTCGAAGTGTCCGCACTTTCCCAACAAATAAAAGATCGTTTCCCGGCATTCGATTTCACGTATCACGTCATTCACGTGAAACAAGCTGCCGATCCAAATAGACTCATCAACAGAAATATAACATGTTAATGAGTGATTTAACCATGTGTCTATGCGTCGAACTTTCTATCATATGAACTCTTCTAAGAATGAAGAGAATCAAACCATTATCATCTTCGGGTCTATTTTCCTCGAGCCACTTTCTAGGATCTTCACTCTTTACGAAATCATGGGTATACATGTATCTAAACTCTAAATATGACATGAGTTTTATAGATTCTCTACCCTTTCGTATATAGTCTGCGATTACGTAAATAATGCCATCAAGAAATTCTTCTTTGGCCATGTGCATCCATGAGTCCTTTTTGGTACCCCATGTCATTGTATCATCATCAACGCGAACGCCGTGCCCATACTTAGTCTTGCCGAGTTGCAATCGCTCAAGAATAAGATTGCGTGGATCTTCCATGCTACTCATGGATCGCGTGATATCTTTATGTCGTTGGGATAAATTCCCAACGAAGATCGCTACATATGTTTTTCCATATGACATCTTGTTGGTACAATTTTTCTTTCGACTTTAAGAGTGGAAAGTATTGAAGATATTCATCTTCGCCTAACAATTCACAAAACTTATACAACACGTACGAGTAACTCAAGAAGTTCTTACGATCGGGTGGGCAGTGCCGATCAAATGGTTTTTGTATGTCTTTGAACATGATTCGAAGACGCTCTTCGAGTTCCTGTGGCATACTTGGAGGTTTGATACCATTGAGTATATTTGTGATATACGGAACGTGTTCGTAATACTTATTAAGTCTGAGCTTCTTCAAAAGTCCCCGGATTCGAGTATGTGTGATTTCATCGAGAGACTTGATCTTGAGTTTTTTGAGTTCCGCTCGGAGTTGTTCAATCACATCATCCGGAATGGTTGTCATTTCTTGTGCCTGAAATTGTGACATTTGCTCATTGAAGTGATTTTCCCGTTTGTACGAGTAATTCACAATCTTTTCAGTATTCTCTTGTTCTTCTCTATACGTAAGTTCTTCACTCACCAAAGATGCTATCACGAGACCACATCGGTCGCATATGAGGTCACTCGTGTCTTCAAAAAATACAATGTTACTATCTTTGCATTGTGGACACTCATCTCGCTTTCTTTCCGCAGGTCTGTGTATGTTTTGATTTTCAACATCAATCAGATAGTCCATGAAAATATCTTTTCTCTGTAGACCTTGTGTTTCTTTACAGTTGAACACATTATCTACCGTCGTGACTGTACCCGTGTCTTCTACATATCTATTCATGTAAGGCATACATCTGATTATGTAATCTGACATTTCGGTCTCATACGTGTTCCTGTTTTGTGGGTCGCTCTCGATTAACTCTTTCCACTTGTCAATCTTGTTATTGTATCTACTTAAAAAGTTACCCTCCATATAAAATAATGTTCACCAATCTTTTAAACCGTGTTATTGTTTGGATGTATGGTGTTTATAAGTACATGGTGACAATGCCAGATTACTATATCGAACATGTAAACATGATCTACACTGTGGATCCCATGAAGAATTATGATATCAAAGATAAACTATGGAAAGATGAATCAAAGTATTGGTGTCGCGATACAGATGAAGTCTATTGTGATCTTACACTCAAAAACTATTTCAATACCACAATTCCAGAAAATGTCAAGAAGACCATTCTTCGAACGAAATATTGGTATAATGGAAAAGTGTACAAACTCATTACCGAAAACATGAAGTTTTGTTTACCCGAAGATATCAAAAATGGTTTTTCGTTTAGTATCCCTTTGGGTGAAGCCTGGTTGGTTGATCACGATGATAAACCTGTGAGAGACATCACCAAAAAGGTGAAACGGTACGCTGGACCTAAAAATGATTTTCATGGTGAAAAGGTAAGAATACGAGATATGTTATATTACACCGAAGACACACTAAGAAAAGACTATCCAGCCATTCGCTTAACGAATGCACTTGGGATGTCTAAGAGTGTGAGTACACTCACAGGTTTTACGACTGATCTTCGTTTGCCTTAGTGGCCAAGTAAAAGCGAAGCTCGCCCAAATCTGCGACGTTATACTTCAAAATCAAAAAGCGATTTGCTTCTTCTTGAAGAATTTGGACAGACGCACACATGCTCGTCGCTTTCGTGAAGATGTTCAAGTATTTCAATGAATAGAGTCCCGAAATTAACGGACTCTCTTCATTGCATTCAATTTCCGTTTCTTGATTCGCAAAGTCACCTTCACAGCGGAGTTTTAGTTTCGTACCCGCGCGCGTGATTTCAATTTCATTACCAATGTTAGACATGTCGCGACAGAGACGCTGCAAATCCATGGATGGGAGGGTGGTCACCGTCGTCATTTGAATGTCCGGAACTTCAATTTGACTTTCATTAATGTCGAGGAGTTTCAAATCAAAACTGGTATTCGTTTTCTTCGCCTCACTCACGATTTCGATATTCATGAATTCCTTGGAATCAACCGTAATCTTAAGGACATCGTTGTTCGTGATAGACTTTAGAAGTTTGAATGTATTTGAAATGTTAATACCTGCGATGACCTCTTGTTCACACACGTATTCTTCAAAGTTTTCGGCTGGGAGAAACATGTCGACGAGTGAGGTACGAGCTGTGTCGAGTGTGACAATGTACATCCCACTCGGCTTAAAGTAAATGTTTAAATCATTGAGTACATCCTTGAGAACTTCAAAAGTAGACTTAAATGCCGACGCTTGGATTGTGACCAATCTCATATCTGTAAGTTTATTTACTTACTTCTTTATGTTATTATACGCATCTGACACACTCATGGTAATACGATCCTCAAGTTCTTTCGTCATGGCAGGCTGTAAAGAACGCCCGTAGCTATCCAAATTGAAAATATCACCGTCATCGTCTTCACCATCGATTGACGATACCCCACACGCAGAACCAAAGCCACAACCACCGAAATCGTTTGATGGTAGAAGAGATTCAAGCCATGCCTTGATTTCATTTCCAACGAGAATCTTTCCGTTTTGTGTCAAGAGTGTCGGCACGCGCGTGATGGAATTTGCATATTTTTGCGGAATGCCCTGAGTGTTTATATTATGGAACTTTACCATCTGTTTGAAAGTCTTGTTCTTTTGAATGTAATCAATAATGTCTAAGCTGTGCGCACACCTAGGACTGTAAACCAGTAGTGACATTTATATGTACTGGTTTATTTTCTCAATTTAAATTAACGCATGATGAATGGATTACCCATCGCCCTACTTCTGGTCGTCGTCCTTCTTTTGACGGTCAGACGCGAATCGTATAGTGAAATTTTTGGTTTCTCAGGATGGACCAAGCCCAGTGAAGGGGTCGTCCTCGATGATCCAGTGGAAGACATTTCCAAGTATCGAGTGTCTGAGACGAAGGTTGATAATGATACCATCGAGCGTCTCGTGCTCGCTACGAACAAGGCTATCAAGCAAAAAACCGGGGTGTGTAACTACATCATTGAAACGACATCGATTAAGAAGTTTGTGGAACGTGACGGTAATAAACAATTTTACCGCGCGATGTTCATGGCTGTGAAGAATCACGGCTTTGCCTTTGGATTTGCGGTGACCGTCGATGCTGAGATTGTTGGTGATGTTGTTAAGATTAAGTCTCTTCGAACGCAACCGATTGACGCTGATATCCCGAATGATATCAAGCCGTTTACGGACGGCGAAGCTGGACAGGATTTCATCGAACATAAGCTTGTCAGACAGAAGGCCATGCCTACCAGAAGTGAGTTTGAAGCCGTTAAAAATAAATTCCGTTAATTGTAATGATCAACATCAATGATGTACAAAAGATCGAAAATACACGGAGACAAATAAAGAAGGAAATTTATACCAAAATCTTCGAACAATTTTCGAGAAAGATTAAACAGACGGCCGAGTTTGGTCAGAAACAAGTTTTTCTACGTGTTCCGAGCGTCGTCATGGGATATCCTTCATTCGATCGTCCAACCGCCGCGAGATACCTCAAGCGACAGCTTGATAACGGTGGGTTCATCACACAATTGGTCTCCGAAATAGACATTTACGTCACATGGGACGTGAAAGTAACCAGGGAATCGAAAAAAGAAGAGGAGGATCCAGACGTAGAATTTCCAAGTTTTGTCAATCTCAGAAAGGTTGCTAATCAATACAGGAAATAAGTGCGTGGTAATCTTTGTATTTAAAACCCCGCTTAAATCATAAATGGACAATTTAAACGTACTCGTCGAAGCGAAGAAAGAGTACCTCGGGCAATTGTGTCATCTCATGACCCCAGTTATGATTGAAGTGTTTCAAGACATGTATGACGAAGCGACGAAACTTTCCAAGGGGCGAAAGGTACTCATCATGTATCAAAAGCTTCTCAAGGAGGTTCCGAATTGGAGTAACGCCATGTCGAAGTCGCATTCCGATAACATTACCGAACGATGTGCGTGGTTTAGTGATTTACTCGCCGCGGTGTTTGTCGCGTGTACGAAAATCCTCTCTGCGGTTCGTTTAAAGGCTGATAACAAAAAGATTAGCTTGAAGCTTCCTACGAATGAAGTTTTCATTCAAACCGTCTACAACAACGCCGCCAAGAATCTCTACAAGGATCCGTACGTGTATCATGAAGAACAATCCGAATATCTTCGCGATGAAAAACTTACGACGCGATTCTGTATGTGTATCGAAGAGTCGATCAAAGAATTGATTCCCGTGCAACAAATTCTTCAAACGTACATGTCTCAAGAAAGCAAGGACATCGATATTGGCGAAACTGAGGACTCGGAAGATCCCGATATTTTCGACGGCGAACCCGAACCCGAACCCGAACCCGAACCAGAAGCCGAAGCGATGCCGATGGAAGAAGAACCCATGGAAGGTGAAGCTTCAGCCGAAGTTCCAACTGAACAAACGGCGGAAGACATTGCCCCAGTCGAAGACATCGCGAGACCTATGGGATCTCCGCTTGATAACGAATTTAAGACGATTAATAATGTTCGTGATCCAAACCCCCGACCAGAACCGGAAGATGATGAAGGTGTCCTCTTCGGCGACGCTCCAGAACAGCGTACAAAAAAAGTTGGTTATAATTAAATGGAACTCTCCGACTATTTGCGAGACCCCGTGTGGGCGGCGCTGATTGGTGGGATCATCACCGCAATCTACATTCACGCCAAAGCTCAATTGAATAATGAAGGTAAGCTTAAGATGGCTCAGTATACGAAGCCCGCGGCGCTCAATGCGATTCTTATTTATTTTATCGTTTCGAATGGTATCGGTCAACGTGAGTCGATTTCCACGGAACCTTTTTAGACTTAAAGATTTTGAGGGTATAGTAATAAAATGGCGTCGGTTTCTGCGTTCAATGATATGATGACTCAATTTCTTGTGGAATTGCACAAGACATTCCCACAGGAGAAAGGCATTAAAAAGTTTATGACTCAATTCGAAGTCTTGAAGGAGGCGAACCCGAGAATGGCGGTGGATACGTTCATGGGTGCTATCACGCCGTATGCCGATAAGATTTCCCAAAAAGATGAATCATTTATTCTTAAGGATTTGGAAAAGATTGAATATCTCTCCGAATTGAATTTCAAGGAAAACTGGAACGCATCACTCTCGACTGGTACGAAGGATGCGATCTGGCAATATTTACAAACGCTCTACATGCTTGGTACGACGATTACCGCCATTCCAGCGGAAACGTTAAGTATGATTGAGAACATTGCAAAGGATTGCGCAGACAAGATGGGTGATGATGGAAGTGGTATCGACGAAGCGGCTCTCATGAAGACCATGAACAGCATGTTTGGTAACCTTATGAAAAAATAAACCTCACATTATATAAATGAAAGCTTGGTTTGACGACCCGAAAGAGCTCATCAAGGCAGCGAAGGTTTTGCAATTCTGGCCGACGAATAAACAATCCCCAGAAGAGCGCGTGAACTCAGCTTCGAGATTTGTCATCTACACGACGTGTTTTCTTTATTTGATTCGACGTGACATTCGTATCTTTGTGCTCGGTGCCACTGTTCTCGGTGTTCTTTATGTTATGTACAAGGCGAAGATGATTAAGGAGACGTATGGTCGACCGACTTTTGGTGGACATGGGTGTCAGATGCCTTCGATCGATAACCCCATGGCGAATGTTCTTTTGACGGACATCACGGATAATCCTAACAGACCGCCGGCGTGTGATTACTCGTCCGTTAGACCGATCGTTCGCAGCTTTGTGGATGATCGTATTCCGTACGACGCGGGTCGTTCGAGATCTCCGTTGCCCATGTATCAAAAGTCCGCCGCGTCTCGGCAATTTGTGAGTGGACCGGTTACCTCCATCCCAGGTGACCAAACGGCGTTTGCGGAGTGGTGCTATGGTGACAGACACCGCCCATTGTGTAGAAGTGACGCGGGTGCTTGCAGCCCGAATGCGAGAGGTGCTCAACTCGGCGCTTTCTCGGGATTGGATTTCAGTGGAGACAGACGATAAATATTCTTATGTAATAGTAAATGGCATATCAGCTCCAACCAGGCTTGTCTCTTGTTGAAAATCCGGCAGTCCCGACAAACCGCGCGACCGATGACGTTTTCGTATACCCTCAACCGAGTACGTTGAACTTTGGTTCGAGACCTCAAACCATGTTGTATGGTACCGCGCCGTACATGGCTGGTAAGGGATCTCCAGCGCAGCACATTGAAACGAGTGATCAGCTCAGACCTCAGTCGACGTCTCAATTTAACAAGTTCTTGGTTAAAACCCATGAACGCAACTTCTTCCCTCTTCAAAATATGGAATGTAAGCTCCCGCTCCAGTCCATGTCGTATGAACCCTCGAGTACTCGCGCGGATCTTCAGAATGGCTTGTTTAACCAAAGATACCACAATAAAAATATTAGCAAGAAGTAAGAATGGCTGATCCCATCTCAGTTTTAGCGGTCGCTGGCTTAGTGTATGCGGGTCGAACACTCAGTAAGGATACTGAACCTCCGCAACTGGGTCCTCGTCTCATCACTGAACCACAAGAACCTCTCTTGTCAGATCAAGTTCCAGAATTTAGAGAAACCCGTTTCGATAATCCGGTGTCCGTACAACCGAAGAACGAAACGCCGTCGTTTGCTGTTATTGCTCCACAACAACGAAGTGGTGGTCAAGAGATCTTAAATATGCGTAACCGTATGTATGATCAAGGCCGCATGAACAACTTGTCTCCGATTGAAAAGCAAATGGTTGGTCCGGGTGTTGGTGTCGGTCCGAACGTTCCGGCGTATGGTGGATA